AGTGGCGCTTTGCCTGGAAGTACAATTTCAGTAAATGATCTAGTAATTGTAAATCCAACGTTAAAGAATAAGGAGAAGAAGGATCTTTATGAAATTCTACCACATTACAATATTAGTAGCATAAATTTAGACAATTCAAGACTTTCTCTTAAAAAATCATATACTGCAAATGTATCTTCATCAACATTTACAGTAACCGAAACGGATGTAAATCTATTTTTCAAACAATTTAATGTAACAGAATATAATTTATCATATAGCGACGGCACAATAGAAGTATTAACTCCAGGAAAGGTAGTAATATCAAATTCAGGAAAAACCCTAACAATTACACAACTTTCAAAGAGTAGTAGTAGTAATGCAATACTAATTGCGTCTCTTGAAAAAATTAATGTTAAGGCGAAGGAGAAGGTACTAGTAAACTGTGCCACAGTAACTATCAACAGATCTATTAAGGCAGAATCTGGAACTGGAGCAGGAACTTTAAACGATGGTCTCACATATAGTGCAGTTTATGGAACCAGAGTCCAGGATGATGAAATATGCCTAAATGTACCAGAGGTTATAAAGATTGTTGATATATTTGAATCTAACGATCAAAATGATCCCATTTTACCAAAGATTGATCTTGTAGAAATCAATGGAGATTTTACTACAATTCTTCCAGGGCAGGTTGTAAATGGAAAAACTTCTAAGGCAATTGCAAGAATTATTTCAACAACCGCTTCAAGTATAACTTTTTCTTATGTAAATGAATTCATTTTCCAAAAAAATGAAATTATTTCGGTAGTTAATTCAACAGTTTCTGCAAAGATAACTGCAGTAAATACCTACTCTAAGGATATTTCAAATTCATATCTCTTTGATGGTGGAAGTAGACCAGAATATGTAGATTATGGTAAGATTGTAAAAAAAGCTGGGGTAGAAGCACCGGTTCGAAGAGTGACTGTAGTATTTGATTACTACACTACTCCATCTGGAGATACTGGCGATTTTATATGTTTTTCAAGTTTTGCCGCAGAAAATTATAAGGAGAGCATTCCACAAATCTATGGAAATGTTAGAGCTACAGATGCTATTGACATAAGACCTAGAGTTAGTAACTATAATCCAGCCGTCAATACACTATCTCCATTTGAATTTGGATCTAGAAACTTTGTAACATCAAATTCCAATGTAGCCAATCCAATTATAAATGGATCTTCAATTATACTTAGTTATTCGTACTACTTGGGTAGAATTGATAAATTATATTTGACAAGAAGTGGTATTTTCCAAATCAGAACTGGAGTGCCTTCAGAAAATCCAGTTGCTCCGATTGAGTCAAGTAAATCCTTAAATATCGCTACAATTACATTAAATCCATATACCTACAATGTAAAGTATGATGTAAAGATTGAGTCTATCAATCATAAGCGATATACTATGAGAGATATTGAAAAACTTGAGGAAAGGATTTCAACTGTTGAAAAGATAACTTCACTATCGTTACTTGAGACAAATACAAAAAATTTAAGCATCAAGGATGCCACAACTGGTTTAGATAGATTTAAGAGTGGATTTTTTGTAGATAATTTCAATAATCATAGTTCTCATACGGTAGGTCATCCAGACTTTAAGGCTAGCATTGATCCAATTGAAGGAGTATTACGTCCCTCTCACTATACAACATCAATCGATTTATCAAATTCAGTATCTGAAAGTTCCAATATTACAAAAAAAGGAAAGCTAATAACACTATCCTACACTGAAGTTGAGAAGATAAAGCAGCCATTTGCAACTAGGATTGAAAATATTAATCCATTTAGTGTTGTTACTTGGACAGGAACTTTAGCCTTAAATCCAAGTTCAGATACCTGGTTTGATGAAAAGAGATTAGATGTAAATAACGTTAAGCAGGAGGGTAACTATAATGCGCTTATGCAAGCTCTTGGGGCAGATCCTAATACTGGAGTTTCTCCAGTGGACTGGGGATCTTGGGAATCTATGTGGTCAGGAAGAGAACTTATTGGAAGTAGAGAGTTAGTTACTAGTGTATCTATTCAGTCTAAAACTACTCCAGAAGCTCGTACCGGAACTGCAAGAAGGGATGATTGGCCATTTATTGCTGCAGTTTTTGAGTCTACCACAACCAGAACACTTAACTCAGAAAGAGAACTTGAAGAAACTTACAGAACTTTAGATAATCAGTCTAGAAGTGGTGTACAGTTTAAAGTAAGTGAGCAGACAGATACCGTAAATCTTGGTAGTAGAATTGTAAGCCGAGAAATTATCCCATTCTGTAGGGAAAGAAATATTGAGTTAATTGCAAAGAGAGTAAAACCAAGCACACTATTTTTCCCATTCTTTAATGGAATTGATGTGTTCTATTACACAACTCCAAAATTATTAGAAATTGAAATGGTATCTGGAGTATTTGTTGCGGGAGAAGCTGTTGAGGGATTTTTTAGTGGCAGTTCATACTCCGTAAACATTCCTACTTTTAAATTTAAAGTCGCAAATGCAAATCATAAGTATGGATCAATTTCAAATCCAAGTGAAGTTTATGAAAAAAATCCTTACAATTTGCGGGAATCTTTACCTCAAAACTATTCATCAACTTCTAGCATCTTAAATATAGACACTAGTAGCTTAGAATTAAAGTTAGAATCTGATTTTTATGGTCATGCCATAAGTGGAATGAGACTTCGTGGAACGACAAGTAATGCAGTAGCTACTGTAAAATCGAAGAGATTAGTATCTGATGAGTCTGGAACTTTCCTAGGATCATTCTATATCCCAAATCCAAACTTTGGCGGAAATCCAAGATTCCAAACTGGAGCAAAAACATTCCTGCTAATTTCAGATCCAGATAACAAGTATATACCTGGAGAGGTGATAAGTCAAGTGGAGGCCACATTTACATCCTCTGGAGAGTTGAATGTTACTCAAGAAACTACACTATCAACAAGAAATTCTACAGTTCAAAGAATACCTGCTGCAGAAACCCGAGTAGTTGAAGGTAGAATCACTGAAACTAAAGATTTATCTCCAACATCATCAGTTCTTGATACTGTAACTACTCAGAGAATTGGTGATTGGTATGATCCATTGGCAGAATCATTTATTGTAAGTTCTTCTGGTGGATTTTTCCTAACTTCAGTGGAAGTATATTTTCAAAGTAAGGATCCGGTGTTGCCTGTATCATGTCAAATACGACCACTTTCTGGTGGGGTTCCAACTTCAACAATTTTACCCTTTGCTGAAGTTACATACAATCCAAGTCAAGTAAGTGTATCAGATAATGCATCTGCACCTACAAAGTTCATCTTTGATTCCCCAATATACTTAAAAGATGGGGGAGAATATGCAATTGTTTTAGTTACAGATTCTAGCAAGTATTTAACTTGGATTTCTAGAATGGGTGAAGTTGATATCTCAAGCGCAAATAATCCAGAGGCTCAAAGAATTATTGTTTCTCAACAACCCTATTTGGGATCACTATTTAAATCTCAAAATGGTGCAACTTGGGACCCAAGTCAATTAGAGGATTTGAAATTTACAATTTATGGAGCAAAATTCACCACATCTCCCGGAACATTTATTTCTTATAATCCAACTCTAGGACTTGGTAATGGGCAAATTGCAAAGTTAAGAATTGATCCAGTTACTTCAATTTCAAATCAATTAGTAATTGGACTAGGAAATACAATCACAACGCCATTAACTCCAGGAGTAACTGTAAGTCAATTTAACAACACTAATGCAACTGGTATTTTAGTTAATACGACAGGTTCAATTAAAATTCAATCCACCACAGCACTAACTAGCAATAATGTTGGATCAGGCCTTACTCCATCCTCTGGATCATATACCTACACAAATGTTGATGTAGTTTCAGTGACAGGTATTGGCACCGGAGCCAAAGCTCAAGTGACGGTAACTAATGGTGCTCTAGGAGTCTCCACTGTAACTACTGGTGGTCAAGGATATAGTCTTGGCGATGTTGTTACCTTAAAACTTGGAGCCCTAAGTCAAAATGTTAGATATAATGTAGGAATTATATCTGCATATAATTCTATTTCACTTACAGATGTTCAAGGAACATTTGACTTAGTGAATCAGCTTTCCTGGATTGTACCTTCTGGACCAGGAGTTGGAATTGCATCAACATTTGCATCAATTTCTCCAGTTATTCCAAGCACTTTTAAAGTTGATTCCGATAAAGATGGTCTACACTTCAAAGTTAATCATAGAAATCATGGGATGCATTCAAAATCCAACAAATTGTCTATCAATAATATCTCTTCAGATATTCCTCCGGTATCTCTGAGGGAAGTCTATACCTCATCATCAACTCAACCAATGAAGGTAACTTCTGTTGGAATTTTTACAAGCTTTGAGAATGTTTCAGTATCTTCAACTAATCCAGGGTATATCTATGTAAATGGTGAAGTTATGGGATATACTGGAGTAGATGCGGGAGCAAGTCCACCAACATTGACTGGAATTACTAGAGGCGTAGATTCAACCGTATCAACTCAACACGAATTGGATTTACCGGTCTATAAGTATGAGTTATCTGGAGTATCTCTTAGAAGAATTAATAAGACTCATTCAATGAATACAACTAATGAGTTACTTAAAAATGGCATTGATGAATATTATCTAAAGATTGATACCACATCTATAGGTTCTGGTATTGTTAGAGATGGTACAGTTGCAAATGGATTCCCAATTCTTAAATTTAATAAAACTAAGCAGTGTGGAGGAAATACTGCAACTGCAACACAAAACATTCAGTATGAAGCAATTACTCCAAATATTCAATACATATCCCCAGAGGGAACGCAAATCTCAGGAAGAATAAGAACAGTTTCTGGAACAAGTGTTGACGGAACTGAAACTTCGTTTATTGATCAAGGATTTGATGAAATAAACTTAAATAGACCCAATATATTAAACTCTCCAAGACTAATCTGCTCTCAAATAAATGAGACAGCATTCTTAACAAATATACCAAACAATAAGTCTTTGGCACTAGAAGTATTCCTTCAGACAAATAATCCAAATGTATCTCCAGTTATTGATTTAGATAGATTAAATCTAATTACAACAACAAATAGAATTGATAGTCCAGTAAGTGATTTTATTTCAGATTCTAGAGTTAATCAGCCATCAGGAGATCCTCATGCGGCAGTCTATGTAAGTAAGAAAATACTTTTACAAAATCCAGCATCGTCTATAGATGTAAGATTCTCCGCACTAAAATATACAAGCAATGATATAAGAATCTTGTATAAGGTCTTTAGACCAGATTCTCCAGATAGTTCTCAACCATATGTACTATTCCCAGGATTAACTGGAATTGGTGATGGTACAAGTAATACGTTGCAGGAAGATCCAACTAGAATTATGGATTACTCCTATAAAGTTGATAATTTACAACCATTTACCGGGTTTATGATTAAAATAATCCTAGCTGGAACAAATCAGGCAACTCCACCACAACTTTCAAATCTTTCAGTAATAGCACTTGCATGAGTTTACTAAGAGTTAACGGAGAATCTCATCTATATCGTGATGAGAATTCTACTGCAATCATTAATACTGATAAAAATGAATATGCGGAGTACATTGAAGCTAGGGAAAGAAAGTTGAAGGAACTTAACGAAATTAGCGATTTGAAGAGAGAAGTATCAGAACTTAAGGGGCTGGTATATCAATTAATTGAAAAGTTATAAATATTTAAAGAAATAATGATGCTATAACTAAAAAATGTCAGTCAGAGTAGTAAATTTAGTAATTCCCCAGGGTGCAGATTTTTCAAATTCATTTATACTAGAAAATAGTAATAATACTCCGATCAACTTGACTAGTTATAGCGGCATATGTCAACTGAAAAAACATTCATCAAGCAGATCGAGTGTTGGAATTGCAGTGTCTTTTCCAAATCCAACTTTAGGTGAAGTTAAAATTTCCCTAGCATCTACAGTGTCCTCAGGTATAAAGCCTGGTAAATATGTTTATGATGTTCTACTGACTGATGGTCTGGGCATTAAAACTAGAGTTGTTGAAGGAACAGCAACAGTAACCGCAGGAGTTTCAACATCATGACTTCTGAAATCAAGGTAAGATTAGCTGATCAAAACGCAATCAAAGTTGTCGGAAGTTTAAAAAATTACACATCAATAAGTGACATTCCTGGAGTTAATGTTGCCGGTGCAATAGATCGTTCACTACTACACTACAACGCATCCACACAAAAGTGGATGGTGACAAATGAATTAGATGCTGACATAAATCCTAGAATAAAAATTAAACGAACAACAAGTTCTGCTACATCACCAACTCTTCAGTATGGTGAACTTGGAGTTTCCGTTGGAATCGGAACTGCAGGAAATACTGGGGGAAGGTTATGGATTGGAAATAATTCAGGAACTTCTGTGCAAGTTGGTGGAGAATATTATGTAAGTATTTTAGATCATGAACCGGGAACACTAACTGCAAATTCTGCAGCTATAGTAAATTCTAGTAAATATATTGACTATTGGAATGTTACTAATGATGTTGTAGTTGGAGGAGTAATTACTTCCACATCATTAATTGTAACGGGAGTTTCAACTATCGCTACAGCAGTCATTGGAAGTGTTGGAATATCTTCTAATGTAATATCAACAAAACCCGGTTCTGGTGATATTCTGTATATCGATCCAAATGCCAATGGACTTAGTAATGCTGGTACAGTAATCATTAAGGGAAATCTTCAAGTTGATGGAGAATCTTCAATTATAAATTCTACATCATTAAGTAGTAATGAGATTATACTTAATTTAGGAGATGTGACATCTATCCGAACAGTGATCGGAAATGTTTCCTCTGGATCAAGTATCTTCACCTTAGATTCGGTAGTTGGAGTTAATACTGGAGATCTTATAAGCAATATTATAGGCCTTCATCCAGAAAATGTCAATAGGACAATTACTAGTTACAGTACACTCTATAAGACGATTACAATATCTGGAATAACAACTGCAGGAATATCCTCCGGTGCCCAGATGACAATTACACACTCATATGATACGAATACTGATAGGGGTATTTCCTTTGAGTATAATGATTCAACTTCCGGAATTGGATACACTGCAAATAGAAAGGGTTTCTTTGGATATGACGATTCTAGTAAAAAGTGGACTTATATTCCAGAGGTAACAATTGTAAATGGAGTTGTTAGCGGAACTAGGGGATATATAGATATTAGGGGTATTTACTTACAATCATCTGAAGTAAATCAATATGGAATTACATATCTAGATTCTGATGGGTTTGTAAATCAAACAGTTTCCCCCGGATCTGGAATAAGTACTTCCAACTATATACTCACAACAAGTCCTGGAACAAATATTCCTACTTGGACAAATACAATCGATGGAGGAAGTTATTAATGGAACCGGAAATAGATATTAATATTTTGGTAAACCTGTTTGTTCAAAAACTTGCAGCTATTCAAAAAGAAAATACATTTTTAGAAGCAAAATACCAAACACTTCTAAAAGAATATCATGAAGTAGTTGAAGTTAAAAATGATCTTCAAACCGAGTTAACCCAGAGCTGAAGGACATGAAACCATCAAGTAGACAACAACTTATAGATTACTGCTTAAGAAAGTTAGGCTATCCTGTTCTTGAAATAAATGTAGATGATGATCAAATTGATGATGCAGTAGATGATGCTCTACAGTTCTTTCAAGAACGTCACTTTGATGGTGTTGAGAAAATGTACCTGAAGTATAAAATTACTCAGGATGTTATTGATCGGGCAAAAACAAATGCAACGACCACAAAAACTGTAGGAATAACTACATATTCATATCTAGAAAGTAATAACTATATCGAAGTTCCAGATAGTGTAATTGGTATAGAAGGAATTTTTAGATTTGATGACAGTACATTTTCTAGTGGAATGTTTAATATTGCCTATCAAATTTTTCTAAATGATGTTTATAATTTTACATCAATTGAACTTTTAAACTACAGTATGGTTAAGGAATATCTTGAGACCATTCAATTTTTAATTAGTCCTCAGAAAAAAATTAGATACACAAAGAGACAAAATAGATTATATGTTGATATGAACTGGTCAACTGTTCCTGTTGATAGTTATATAATTATCGATTGTTATAGGATTCTAGATCCATCAGATTTTTCAAAAATTTGGAATGATTCATTCCTAAAACGTTATCTTACTGCTCTCATTAAAAAGCAGTGGGGTCAAAATTTGATTAAATTTAGGGGAGTAAAACTCCCTGGCGGAATTGAATTGAATGGACGAGAAATATATGATGATGCAGTAAATGAGTTATCAGATATTAAGACTAGAATGAGTAGTGATTATGAACTACCTCCACTAGATATGGTGGGATAGATATGGCAACAAATCAATTCTTTACGCACGGAAATTCTTCAGAGCAACGTCTCATTCAAGACTTAATTAATGAGCAGTTGAAGATGTATGGTATTGATGTGTATTACATGCCGAGAGTATTTTTAAAGACAGATACTATCATTAAGGAAAATCTATTAAATAAATTCACTGACAATTTCATTATTGAAGCATATCTAAATTCCTATAGCGGATTTGGTAATGGTGGTGATATGTTGGGCAAGTTTGGTATTAGAGTTACGGATACTTTATCCCTAGTCATATCCAGAGAAAAATTTGAGGACTTCATTTCTCCAATAATGGAGGCTAATATTGATGATTATATTTTAACATCAAGGCCTAAGGAGGGAGATTTAATATACTTTCCACTTAACGATACAATTTATGAAATTAAATTTATTGAACATGAGACAGAATTTTATCAATTAGGGAAATTATATGTCTATGAATTAAGTTGTGAGCCCTTCATATTTGAAGATGAAGTCCTCGATACTGACATTGAAGATATTGATAATAACTTTGTGGAACGTGGCTACAACACAATTCTAACACTATCTGGGGTTGGTGCTACTGCCGGAGCTGCTACTACTGTAGCAAATGGAGTTGTTCAGCAAATTTACTTAGTTAATGATGGGTACAATTATACCTCAGCACCAACAGTAGCGATTTCCTCAGCACCAATTGGTGGAAAAAACGCAACAGCAGTTGCAATTATGACATCATATTCTGGAGGTGACAAATTATCAGTTGATCGCATCGTCATCACTAATCCTGGAGGTGGATATACTACGTCACCACAGATTACAATAATTGGTGGGGGTGGTTCTAGAGCAATAGCAACCGCAGGCATATCTTCGGGTGGTATTGGAGTAATTGGACTAACAACCTATGGTAGTTATTATTCAAGTCCTCCAACCATAACCATATCAGGCCCTGGGACGGGCCTGACAGCCTCTGCAGAGGCCCTGGTTGGTGCTGGAGGATCTATCACCTCAATACTAATTACAAACGCTGGAAGCGGCTATACAACCTATCCAAACATATCCTTCTCATCGCCAGGAATAAGCACTGGAAATTATAGTTTAAATGAAGTTGTGACGGGACATCTTTCAAATACTACTGCAGTTGTGAAGGAGTGGGATTATGATACTAAGGTACTAAAGATATACAGAAGTTCTGGTAGGTTTAGACTTGGGGAAAGAGTTGTGGGTTCTGCAACCACAATTACAAATCCTGGTATTGGTAAAACTGGAGAGTACTATATAATGTCTGTTGACTACTATGGTGATGCCGAAAATGATTATGCTGAAAACAAACAAATTGAAGATGAGGCAGATCAACTTTTAGATTTTTCAGAAAAAAATCCCTTTGGTGATTACTAATGCTAGGAACTTACTACTATCACGGAATTATAAGAAAAATTGTAGTGGGATTTGGAACCCTGTTCAATAATATTGAGATTGTTCATACAGATGCTAGTGGCAATCAAGCCTCAAAATTGAAGGTGCCTATTGCTTATGGTCCAATTCAAAAGTTTTTAGCAAGAATACAGCAACAACCAGATCTAACCAAAAAGGGTAACATGTCATTACCCAGACTATCTTTTGAATTTATTGGATTGGATTATGATCCAAGTAGAAAGGCAAATATTACTCAAACGTTTAAGGCTGTTGGAGATGATAATAAGGTTAGACGAGTCTTTATGCCAGTACCTTATAATTTAAAATTTGAATTAAATCTTATGACAAAGCTGAA